AAGAGGGAAGAGATCCGGGGAAAACCCATAAAAACTCAAACGAAACAAAGTAACGAGCATGGCAGGCTATGAATCAACCCCGACGGTCAAGGATGTCCACAGTCCAGCCGGTCAACCGTTCCACGCTCCGCGATCATTTGCCGACATGCCAGATTGTCCGTTCTGCCAATACGGAACGCCGGTGAAGTTCAGAGACTACTGGGTTTGCATTGACTGCGGGGCCAAGATGACTAAGGATCAGATCATCCAAAAACCATGAGCGCAAAAAAAGCACCAGCAAAGAAAGCACCAGCAAAAAAAACTGGAAAAGACACCGAGACGGTGACGACATCTAGGCTGGCTGAAATTTTTGAAATCAATCGCAAGACGATTGCTCAGTGGCGCAAAGAAGGAAAGAACGTGCCGGACAAAGTTGGCGGCAAAGAACCGCTGGCGGAGTGGCGGCGATGGTTTGAAGCAAATCCAGACGCTGGGCATTTCGATGGCAAGCCGAGCAAGAGCCGTGAAGAACTGCTGGCCGTCAAGGTCGCCGTCGAGATCGACTTGCTGGAGATCAAGCGTGACAGGGAACGCGGCAAATTAATCCCACGCGCCGAGGTCGAGGAACTGCTGGTTCAAATTGCCATGGCCATGCAATCTTATCTTCGAAGGTATGAGCGCGAGATCCCCGCTTTGTGTTTGGGGCTTACGCTCTCACAATCGACCCCACTTGTAAAAGCTCGCACCCGTGAACTGCAAGACGTGCTGGCGACCACCTCGACGGACTTCTGGAACGAACATCCTAAAAATGAAACAGCATGATTGAGATTTTCGCTCGCGCTATGAAAGCACCATCTGACCTTCACCCGGCTGACTGGTGCGCGGAGCATGTCTATGTCGAGAACTCGGAACGATCAGACAAATTTGACCCGTCACAAACTCGATGGTGGAGGAAACCGATGGGGCATTATGCCGACTATGAGACGCGGCAGATGGTCTGCTTGATGCCGACCGGCACTGGAAAAAGCACATTCTTTGAGGCGATCAACTGCTGGATCGTATCAGAATCACCCGGCTCGGTTCTTTACGCATCCATTACTGACCCGAACGCAGAGCTATGGGGCGAGACGCGATTTTTAAAAGCTGCCAAGAAATGCAAGCCGCTGGATCACCTATGGCCGCGCAACGCCCGCAACTCGGTGCGCCGGGATGCAATTATCTGGCCGCACATGTTTATGGTTCTCGGTGGAGCTAACCGATCAAACTTTCAAGAGGTATCCATCACGCACGGACACGGCGATGAAGCATGGGAATGGAAGCACGGCATGGTCCGAGAGTGGAATGCTCGAAGCCATAACCGCGAAAACCGCAAGTTTGTTCTCGTATCACAAGGCGGAGAGATTGCCAGTGAGGATGGGCATGGGGTTACGAGTGAGCTACACGCAGAGCATGACAAGTGCCGAAAATGGGAGTTCGCATGGCAATGTCCAGAATGCAATCACGCCCAGCCATTTGCCTTTGAATCGCTGAAATATCCAGAAACTGGAACGAATCAAGAACGGGCCGATGCGGTCGTGATGGTTTGCGCAGGGTGCCAGCATGAGTTTCCTGATGACATCGCCACGCGCCGGCAGCTGCATGATTCGTATAAGCAAGATGACGGATACCTTTTGGTTAGTGACAACGGGCAGCGTGGCTATGAAGGATTTCATTCTGACAGAACAGCAGTATGGTGGCAACCGTGGGGCGATGACGTTCTGCGAAAATTGTCAGCCGACCAGCAAGCAAAAGCCGGAGACTTCACAGCTTTAAAACAATGGACGCAGAAAGACCGTGCGCAAGGCTGGACGGACAATCTGCAAGCGTCTGAAATCGTGTTGACCGCGAGCGGATACACCCGCGCCGATTTCACCGAAGGTCAGAAGATCGACGGCGAGGTGGTCAGGTTCTGCACAATTGATGCCGGCGGCGATCACTTTTGGCTAAGGATCCGCGCATGGTGCCAGGGAGGGGAATCAAAAGGCTTGTTTTTTGGTTACATCAACAGCGATGCAGAATGTGAAGAGATCCGCGCTCGCTACAAAGTTGAGCCGAAGCACACATTTTTAGATGTCGGATTTGATCAAGAACGTATGGCTGGAATCATCGTCAAATATGGATGGCAGGGTATGAAAGGCGACGGCAACCGGAAAAGCGGATGGGACTGGCCGATCAAGGGCGACCCGACAAGGAAGGAGATCCGGCTTTATAGCAAGAAGTGGTTCGCGCTGTCCAAGGAAAAGAAACCAGCGACCTGCTGGCACATTGCCACCGAGCCGATGCAATACATCCTGCAAAGGCTTATGTCAGGAGAAGGAGCTGCGTGGCTGGTCGAGGACGACGCGCCGCCCAGCTATGCAAAACATCTAAACGGCGAACGGTTGGAAATAGCTAAAGACGCGAAGGGCAAAGAAATAAAGAAATGGATAAGGCACGGAGCCAACCACGGTCGTGACACTGAGGTTTATCAGGTAGCTGCTGCACTTATGTATAGAATCTTTACCCCACCTAAATCTAATGAATAAAAAACGCGGAGCATACCGAAGCCGAAAGCTGGAAACAAAAAAACGCAACGATGAGCGCAGGCGAGAAAGTGGCATCTATTATGAGGACGATACGAAAAAATGGTTAAGTTTGAAAGGTCGAGAATATAAATCAGTTACTCCTAATCGGCGTCTTTACATAAAAACTGAGGACATCGATCCAGAAACCGAGGCAGAACTTGGAATGGCTATTGAGGGGAAATCTGACAAATTTGACAAATACGCAGCAGCACGAATGCTTGTCGCGCAAGCTATGGTAAAAGGATTGATTAAAGAAAGCGGAGAATGACATTTGCCTTTGTTTGACTTTCGCCACTTATCGGAAAATCTTTTCACATGGCTTCACCGTTTCGACAGGCACAAGGTATCTTTCGCGCAATTCGCGGGAACTCGACGCTGATTGAAGCACAAAAAGCAGCATATCAAGCGGCCGCAGTTGCACTTACATCTACAACTGGCGGCATTCAAGTAGAATCCGCTACCGTCAACGGTCAATCCTTTTCTGGAAAAGCAACTTCTACGCCGTCTGAGCGTTTTGACGTGTTGCAAATACTTATGGGCATGATTGAACGCGATTCTGCCGGAAACCGAACCACCCGCGCCCGATTCTTATGATACTTGACCAATTCGGAAATGCTGCAACGTCCTACGCAAGCCGCAGGCCATCACGCCACGCCAATTTAGGCGGAGGTGACAGGCCAAGCGAATCGCGAAACCTTCGTGACCTCCACAAGATCGTCACAAAATACGACAGGCAAACGTTACAATCAGCAAGTCGCACGCTGTATTTAAATTCTCCTCTTATGGTCGGAGCATCCAACCAGATCGGAATTTACGCCGTCGGCAACGCATGGCTCCCGACCTACAAAGGCAAAGACAAAGAATTTGGTGACATTGCAAAAGAATGGCTGAAGGATGAATGGTATCCGATTTGTAACATCATTGGAGACATCGCTGACTTTACATCAGACATGTTTATTGATTCGGTGTCTATGGATCGTGACGGAGAAGTTTTCGAGTATTTCACATCATCGCCAAGCGGCTATCCACAGATTCAACAAATTCCATCGCACCGCATAGACAGCGGCGGACTAGCTGACGGGATCCAAAAAACCGGCACATACAATGGATTTGATTTGTATGACGGCATCGTTTATTTCCCAAACACATCAATCCCAGTTGCATACTCATTGTGCGACGTTGACGGCAAGCACAAGCAGTTCATTGACAAGAAATTCATTCTTCATGTCTTTGATCGCTACTGGCCAGAGCAACGCCGAGGACTTCCGCTTTTCTGGCACTCTCTGAACAACCTTCGAGACATCATGCAGAGCGAAGAGTGGGAACGCATGAACTTGCTTTCCATGTCATCGCTTAACTACACGGTCGAAAATGAATCGGGTGGACCAGACATGGAAGAGCCGGGTTATGAACCTGCAACCAACTGCGGCGAGCTTGCCATTGAATTTTTACAAGGCGGACGCATCATGTATGCAAAAGCCGGATCTGGTGAGAAGATTACGCAACATCAAAACTTTCGCCCAGGCAACCCTTGGCATGAGTTTTATGACATGCAGGCGCGTCAATGTCTGGTCGGCGCTTGCTTACCGGCAACCCTTTGGAAACCATCTGGCCAAGGCACAGCGCAGCGCGAGGACATCGGCAAGGCATGTCGTTTTGTCGAGGATCGCCAATCAACGCTTGAGAAGATCGGCAAATGGAGAGTCACTAAGGCGATTGCTTGGGCGATGGAAAATGGCCGCGTGCCAATGTCCGATCAATGGTGGAACTGGGGATTTACCAAACCACCGAAACTTACGATTGACGATGGCCGCAGCCTCAAGGAGAAGATGGCACTTTACAAAGACGGACTGGTCAACGCCACGTCCATCATGGGCGAGCTTTCCACCGACTTTGACGAATCCATTGACGAGCGCACCGAGGAAGCTGCCAAGCTCCTCGTCAAGATCGCCGAGAAAAACGCAAAATATGGCGTCGAGATCGACCCGCGCAGCGTGCGACTTGTCACATCAAACGAACAACCAATTCAACAACCATTAGAACCATGATCACCATTGAAAACAAAGGCGGAAAAGTAAAGCTCAACGAAGCGGTTACTGGAGACAGCATTAAACGCATGATTGACGAGATCGGGCGACTGTTCGGCGCAAAAGCATCGGCATCTGGCGCAGACTTTGGAGAGATCATGAACGTAGCAGAAAACGCCGTTGATGTTTTAGAGATCGAAATCAATTCCCCTGGCGGCAGCGTGTTCGATGGCTACACAATCTATCAAGAGATCAAATCCCTTCGTGATCGCGGAGTT